GCGGCGTTTTCAAGTGCCATTGTGGACATGAATCTCAACGGGCGTCCAACTAACCTCAGCGCGTCCGGTCTTGGCTTCGGCACCTTTCGCGGCTTCAAAGTCTGGGATCGCGCCCTGTCAGACGCAGAGCTGAGCGCGCTAAGTGCGGATGACCTATCACCCGTAAACACGTTCGGCGTAGCTGACGCCCCGCCGTGGGGCTACCCGCCCTCCGGCGCTCAGGAGAACGACGAGGTGTACATGTACATCTCATCCGGTAGCGGGATTCTTACGCCAGAAACCTTCGACTTTGCAGAAGTCGGACCATCAGTAATAGGCTCTATGGCGTTCAACTTGGCGTCCGAGAAGTGGTTGGTTACGTCGTCCTTTTTGGTCGGGTACACGCCGAGCACTACGAGAGCTGCCACTAGACAAGTACGCAGACTTCTGCGTCAACAGGCATAATAGATGGCACTTCCAAACGCCTTCGGCGACAACCCCGGAGCCAACAGCCAGCCGGAAGGCGGCGACTTGGTCGAGCTGGTAATGGGGCGTGTTCGACACGGTCGTCGAGTGCGGGACAATAACTACGCTCCTAGATGGAAGGAGTACACGCGCCTGTGGCGCGGGTTCTTCATCAGCGCGGATAAGAGTGTTCCTTCTGAAAGAAGCCAGATCATAGCGCCTGCCCTACAGCAGGCGGTAGAGATGACCGTGGCGGAGATCGAGGAAGCCGTCTTCTCGCGTGGTGCGTGGTTCGACATAACGGACGACATACTCGACGATAACAAAGACGACGCGGTAGCATACCGCGACCAGCTGCTGGAAGACTTCGAGATGGACCAAGTGCCCGCAGCCATCGCGCAGTGCTTCCTACTCGGAGCCGTGTACGGCACGGGTATAGCCAAGCTGGGCGTAGAGAAGAAGAAAGAACGATCTATGGTTGATGGTAAGGAACGCGGCTACGACCGCGTAGCCCTGTCAGTAACCCCGGTGCGTCCAGACGAGTTCGTCATAGACCCCGGCGCTACCACCATAGACGAGGCGCTGTACGTAGCGCACGAGCCGATACGTCCCCTGCACTTGGTGAGAGACAAGCAGCGGGACGGCATCTACCGCTCAGCCACGCTTGACGCGTGGACTGGCGCAAGGGCAGACACGGACGGTACTGGAAAGAAGTCACGGGTAGAAACAGAAGATAACTCCGTACTTATAACGGAGTACTTTGGCAAAGTGCCAAGCCGTCTTATTCCCGGCTCGTCCGGGAAGGGGCAGGTAGAGGCTATCGTTACGATAGCAAACGAGACCATCCTGCTCAGAGCAGTGGCCTCACCGTTCACTATGGAGGACCGCCCCTTCGTGGCGTATCCTCATGACGTAGTTCCGGGAGAATTCTGGGGACGTGGCGTATGCGAGAAGGGCTACAACCCGCAGAAGGCTCTAGACGCCGAGCTGCGCGCCCGTATCGACACGCTGGCTCTCATCACCTCACCGATGATGGGTGCTGACATCACGCGCCTTCCGCGCAACACGGATACGTCAGTACGTCCCGGAAAGACACTGTTCACACGCGGAAAGCCGTCGGAAATCTATGAGCCTATATCGTTCGCCAACCCGGCTATCCTAGCCCACACGTTCCAGCACAGCGGTGACTTGGAGCGCATGGTCCAGATGGGCACGGGGGCTATGGACTCGGCTACGCCTATCGGCATCAACTCGCGGAACGAAACAGCCTCGGGTATGTCCCAGCTACAGGCTGGGTTCATCAAGCGATCTAAGCGCACGATGCAGAACATCGAGCGCCTGTTCATCGACCCGCTTGTGCGCAAGTCTCTGTGGCGCTACATGCAGTTCGACCCTGCGCGCTACCCCGTAGACCTGCGCTTCTCCGTCAATGCCACGATGGGCATCATGGCGAAGGAAGTGGAGAACACCCAGCTGAACAACATGCTGGGCTACCTACAGCCGGAAGACCCGGCGCGCAAGATTGTCATACAAGCCATCTTCGAGAACACCGCCAGCTCCAACAAGAAGGAGCTTAAGCAGGCCATAGAGCTGATGAACCAGCCGCCGGACCCGGCGATGGTTGAGATGCAGAATAAGATGCAGGAGCTACAGCTCCGCGCTATGACCGCAGACGTAGCCCTGAAAGAGGCTGAGGTTGAGGAAGCACTAGCAAAAGCGGAGCTGGCTAGAGCCAAGGCTAAGCACGAGCTTATAGTGGCAGACCTAGAGGACGACTTGGTAGATATCCAAGCCGCCAACGCAGTGACGGGTGCGCAGAAGGTGCGTGAGGAGAGGGGGAAAACTAACGCACAGTATGATCGCAACGACGTAGAGCGGACAAAGGCCGCAGCAAAACAAAAGAAGGAGTGATCCGTGGATGAAAGGAAACTGGCCAGCCTTATGGCTATGGTCGTGATGTTCGAGCAGGAGGGGTGGCAGGAGCTGATGCGCGAGCTGGCTGAGGAGCTGGACTACATACGCATAACCGCTATCAAGACAAAGAGTACGGACGATGTGCTGCGGTTGCAGGGACGCGCTGAGCAGATAGAAGGAATGCTGTTCCTTCAAGCTACCGTAGAAGCGATGCTGTCCAACGAGGAGGCGCAAGATGCCACTGTATGACTACGAGTGCCGCGACTGCGGCAGCGAGTTCGAGGCGATGCGCTACGTAGAAGATAGGCACACCATCAAGTGCAATAGATGCGACGGTACTGGGGTTATGGTCATGAAGACCGCCCCACGCCTAGACCCTAAGATGGGCCTAGACCCCTCGTTCCCGACGGCGGCCTTTAAGTGGCGCGCATCAGCGGAGAGAAGGGGACGCGGAGAGGATATGACGTCCGCCAACAAAGACGTGGCAGACGACGGCATCTTGAGGGATGCCCATGCAGACCGAGCCAAGCTCGGCAAGAACAAAGTGTTTGTAACCTGACCTTGTATATACAAGGTTAGATCGCAGGGGGATGGTGGACAATCCGAGACCTCGGGACCACCATAAAAAGGAACGAAGACCCGCAAGGGGCAATCTTCAATGAATAGAGGATGGCGGCAATATGGCCAACTACGCTGACTACGCAAAGAAGCAGGATCAACTAGAGGCAGAGATCGACGAATCGGCACAGGGTGCACAGGACCGAAAGGACAATCTAGCATCCGAAATTCCCGAGCGTTTCGCAGGGAAATCGCCAGAGGAGATCTCTAAATCGTACGTCGAACTCGAACGTAAGTTCTCCCAACAAGGTAACGACTTGGGGGCTCTGCGCAAGACGGTAGACGAGTTCATTCAGCTAAAATCGAATGCGGATAAGCAAGAAGAAGACCTTGAAAAGCAAGAGACGCCTACGACTCTTGATGACATTTACGCAGACCCGGACACGGCTATTCGTAAGGTTATTGAGTCAGAGGCGGGAGAGCGGATCGCTAAGCTGGAGGAACAGCTAGCGCAGCAGAAGGTTGCGGAAGATGTTGGGCGGCTAGACGTGGAGTTTCCCGGATGGCGCGCAGAGTCACAGAAGCCAGAGTTTGCGGAGTGGGTCCAAAAAGACCCGATCCGTTTGCAGACGGCACTGATGGCTAGCCAGCAGAACAACGCTGCTGCGGCACGTTCAGTTATATCGACTTGGTATGAAGTACAGTCAGCCACCAAAGCACGGGAACAGCTCACTAGAGATAGTAAGCTGCGTGACGCGACTCTTGAGTCGGGCGGCGGTACGCACAGCGGTGGCGGTGAGCGCACCTTCTCACGAAGGGAGCTTATGGACACACGCGTGGCGGCCAAGCGAGGCGACGGAAAGGCAGAGAAGTTCCTCTCGGACAACCGAGAAGCAATCGTGATTGCTTATGAGCAAGGTCGTATTTCCGACTAACTCATACACATCATTGGAGGCCCATTAAATGGCCCTTGGTACAGATCATGTAACTACTACCGAACTCTCGGCTGCCAGCCGGACTCGGTCTAACTCCGCATTCATCCGCGAACTCTGGTCGGATGAAATCATTGCGGCCTACAAGGTTAATCACGTTATGCGACCGCTGGTCATCGTGATGAACCACAACAAGAAGAAGGGCGATACCGTACACGTACCGCGTCCGACTCGTGGTAGTGCTACCGCCAAAGCAGTTGAGACTCAGGTAACTCTGATCGCAGCGCAGGAAACGCGCAGCTCCTACCTTATCGACCAGCACTGGGAATACTCCCGTCTGATCGAGGACATCGCCGCCATTCAGGCAGACGACAGCGTTCGTGCGTTCTACACGGATGACGCTGGCTTTGCGCTGGCTCAGCGAGTGGACACCTTCCTGCACGCGCTGGGAGCCAAGTTCGCTGGTTCTCACGCCTCGCCGTTGGTCGAAGGTTCCGCGTACAGCAAAGCTGTAATCGGCACCCCCGCGTCGAGCGCGTTGGTTCTGTGGGATGCGGCGGCTAACACCAACGCCGGTAACGCGTCTACCATCGTAGACGAAGGCGTTCGCCTGTTGGTGCAGGAGCTGGACGACAACAACGTGCCCTCGATGGGCCGCGTGTTGGTCGTACCCCCGGTCGAAAAGCGCAAGATGCTCGGCATCGACCGCCACGTAGTGTTCGACCAGATCGGCGACGCTGGCTCGGCTAACTCCATGCGCACTGGGTATGTTGGGCCTCTATACGGCGCAGCCGTATACGTAAGCTCCAACTGTCCTACTGTAGCGGACGCGGCAGCAGCAGTTGACCAGCGGGCAGCGCTTTTCTTCCAGAAGGAATCGCTGTTGTTCATCGAGCAGCTCGCTCCTCGTACGCAGACGCAGTACAAGCAGGAGTGGTTGTCTGACCTGTTCACCGCAGACTTGATCTTCGGTGGCGGTGTTCTCCGACCAGAAGCTGGTATCGCCATTATCGTTCCGGCGTAATGGTAAGTCAGTACCTGTAACGGGTGCTACGGGGGGAGTATCTAGCCCCCCACTAATTCAGCAAGGGCGCAGCAGATGGCAAAGACGTACATAGAGATCGTTAACGATGTCCTCCGCCGATTGCGCGAAGACACGGTGGCCATCTGCACGGACAACGACTACTCGGAGCTTATAGCCCAGTTCGTAGCCGACGCTTACCAAGAGATTCTTGACGACCACACGTGGGAGTCATTGAAGCATACGATCAACATCGCCATCGCCGCCAGCACGACGACGTACATCCTGTCTACGTACATTGCGGATGGTGGTAACGTACCGTCTACGGAGAGGGTAGCCAAGGACGACTCAGAGCTGCTGTGGCGCTCTGGCAGCTCCGTGGTGCCACAAGTGTGGGTATCCCAGTCTCCTAGTACGGGTGCCTCCATAATCCCCCTGTACGTGCCCAGAGAGCGTCTGGAAGACCTTAAGGCTCTCGACCCCGCAGCTACGGGCGCGGACCCGATGTACTTCTCCGTATACCCAAGCAGCTTAACAGAGGGCTCTCCGCCTGATCTTATCCTGGAAGTGTGGCCTACACCGACGGCGGATCGCACGATGAAGATGCGGTTCTGGACAGGCCCAGAGCAACTGCTGTGCGACGGCAACACGGATAGCTACAAGCTGCGAGTACCGGAACGCCCGGTGTACTTGCTGGCCCTTATGTACGCGCTGAACGAGCGCGGCGAGGAGATGGGAGAGCCGGGAGGCATGGCAGAAGTACGTTACCTCAACGCGCTGGCTACAGCTAAAGAGAAGGACATCAACGCAGCACAAAGAAGTGACCGCAACGACTGGGTACGTCGCTGATGCCAACTGAACGCCAACACGGCGGAGCGCCGATACAGCACTTCCCGCTTAACCTTCCGGGGTTCTTCGGCTTGAACAAACAAGCAAGGGGCGCTCTGCTCGGCCCTGAGTGGGCCACTGCCTTGAAGAACAGCGTCATAGACTCAAGCAACAGGGTTGCCTCGCGCAAGGGATGGACAGCTATCACTGCCCTCGGCGATGCTATGACAGGCCAGATAGTACAGATGATAGAGTGCACCATCGCTGGCGTGGTGAACGTAGTGGCTACAACTGCCGACAACAAGGTTTGGAAGTCGGTGAACCAATGCGCGACGTGGACCGACATAACCGGCAGCGCCACCGTAGGTGATCCTAACATGCAGCTGGTCGTGTTCAACAACGAGGTTGTTGGCTTCCAAGCTGGGTACCCGGAGCTTCGCTGGAACGGCGCGGCGCTGGCCAACGTATCCACCACTAACGCCCCCACCGGGGGTGTAGGCTTAGCCGCCTTCGGCAGGCTGTGGTCTAAGACATCCGCATCACTGGTGATTCGCTACTCCGCGCTACTGTCCTTCACGGACTGGTCTGGCGGCGATACTGGGCTTATCGACCTGACGTCCGTGGTCGGAGACCAAGACGTTATTGTAGCGCTAGCTCAGGTGAATAACTTTCTGGTTGTGTTCACAAACCGGAACATCGTAGTGTTCTCCGACGGCACTGGAAGTAAGCTGGGTATCAACCCAGTCAACATGGCCGTCGTGGACATCATACGCGGCATAGGCTGCGCAGCACGCGACAGCGTGGCGTCAGTCAAGGGAGACCTGTGGTTCTTGGATGACACTGGTGTCCATAGCCTAGGACGTTTGATACAAGAGAAGTCAAGTCCACTCGACAACATATCCAGAAACGTACAAGACGAGCTTGCCGGATACGCTGCTTTGACGGCCCCCTCATCCATCAGAGCAGTGTATTCCCCAGCGGATAGGTTTTATCTCCTTTCCCTACCGCTGGGGTCCGGCACCTCCGAGACTGGCGTAGCTTTCGTATTCGACACCCGCGCTCCTATCGAGGACGGCGCGTTCCGGTGCATGGGCATCTGGAACGGGCTGGTCCCGAAGGCTTTGTACGTATCAGAGCCGGGCGTGCTGTACATGGCGTGGCGCAGCAAGTCAGGGCGAGTAGGCTCTTACGCTGGTTACCTAGACGACTTGGCCACGTACGTATTCGAGTACGAGAGTGGCTGGACCGACCTCGGCGCTCCCACACTTAAGATATTGAAACGACTGACGGGCCTCTTGTATATACAAGCCAGCACGTACGTAGTACTGAAGTGGGCGTTCAACTTCGACGATACGTTCCAGTCTGCTACTACGCTGTACCCCGGTACCTCCGCTGACGGAGAGTACGGGGCTAGCGAGTGGGGTACTGCCGAGTTCGGCGGGGGCGTGAACATACGCGAGAAGGCTGTCGGCGGTAGGGGAACTGGGGAGTACGTGAAAGTAGGAATGACCATCGTCATCGACGGCGACCAAGTATCATGCCAGCAACTGGCTCTGTACGCTAAAGCGGGAAGATTGAACTAATATGAGCAACTACACGCAGTCGGTATTCTTCGGCCCGAAAGACTCGCTCACTCCGGGGGACGCGCTTAAGAAGGTCAAGGGCACGGAGCTGGACGCCGAGCTGGCAGCCATCACCGCCGCCGTAAGTTCCAAGGCGGACAACACTGGGCCTACATCGTCCTTCACGGCGCTGTCCGCGCCGGGCGCTGACCGTCTTGTATTCTGGGACCACAGCGCTGTAGCGTACGCCTTTCTCAACCCCATAGGCTCTAACTCCGGGTTGACCATCTCAGGCACGTCGATGGTCGTTGACATCGTTGGTACCACGACAGAGGCATCGCTGTCGTCATCTCACTACCTGATGATACACACGGGTGCCGCTCTGCGCAGGATCACCGTAAGCCAGATTCCGCACAATGACCTTACGGGCTACGTCGCCAATGAGCACGTTAACCACACAAGCGTCACTCTTACGGCAGGCACCGGCCTGTCAGGCGGTGGTACTATCGCGGCCAACAGGTCGTTCTCGTTCACCCCCGGTATCCTCACCGCGAACAACTCACTGGAGAACATAGACTACGTAGTTACCGTAGACTCCAGCGCATCGAACGAAGCTAAGATAACGCAGGCCAGTGTGTTCGCCAACTACGTACGGGACTTCATCACCCTGCCCGTCCTCAACGGTGGCACGGGTGCGACCACAGCGGCTGCTGCGCGCACCAGCTTAGGGTTGGTAATCGGCACTGATGTGCAGGCCCAGTCGGGCCGTCTTAACTTCATCGACAGTATGTCCGTAGCCGATGGCGTATTCATCGTAGGCGACGGCAGCGGTCTAGTGGCCGAGTCGGGGGCAACTGTGCGTACATCCATAGGACTGGGGTCTATCGCAACGCGCAACGTCACCGTCAGTACGTCCGCCCCTTCGGGCGGTGCCGATACGGACCTGTGGTTGGTGCGGGAGGCTTAACCAGTGACAGTTAACGCCAACGTATCGGGGACTTGGAAACAAGTACCAGAGATGCACACAAAGGTATCGGGGGTGTGGAAAGCCATCACGGAGGGATACGTCAACGTATCCGGTACGTGGAAGCAGTTCTTCTCCGCTGACTCCGTCTACATACCGCACCTTGCGGTGTACGGTCTTACAATCGGCTCTGACTGCACCGTGGCTATTACGTTCGGCAGCAACGGCGCACTGACGTCAACGGGAGAGCTGTCTGGCGAGCCGGACGCGCTCAGCTGGTGGACGGGTAACCCGGACGCGGCTATAGGAGCAGCATACGAACTGCGCATAACCGTCACGTCGGGCGCATTTTCAAGTGGCACCACCGGGTCGTGGGTGGCGTTGAGCGCCAGCCCCGGCTACACGAAGACGCAGATACTCCCGGGTAACAGCACGGTAGTGTTTACAGTAGAGATTCGCAGAGCCTCCGACAGTGTCGTAATGCTGACAAAAACTGGCTGTTCCATACAGGCGGAGGCGGCGGCATTTTGAATGAGCTAAACGTATTCTTAAGTATTCTAGGAAGTGTTCTTGTGGTCGGAGTGTCATACGGCGGGTTATACTCAATGGTTAAAAGCGCGTCGGATAGATTAGCTATTCTCGAACAGAAGTACGACGATGAGTTCAGCGCCATACGTAGGCAGATACGCGAGGTAGAAGCGGTTGAGAGTGCCCACATCAAGGAGGTCATCCAACGGCTGTCCCGCATGGAAGCGTGCCTTGAGATGATCGTGGACAGAATAGCTAAGTGACATCGCTAGTCATACACCGCGAGTACTTCCCGGATAGGGCTAACGCCGTATTCCGCGAGTCTCTGATAGCGCTGCGCGAGTTGATGCTGAACAGCGACGACTCCATAGAGCCGCGTACAGAGCACGAGTTCGCGGAGGGGACGTACACGCGCATAATGTACCTGCTTGCTGGGCAAGCTATCGTCGGCAAGGTACACCGCAGAGCGTGTATGAACATACTTCTGCAAGGTCGCATTATAGTCAGCTCGGACGAGCTGGCCCCTACGGATGTGGAAGCACCTAACTGGTTCGTGTCTGGCGCTGGGGTAGCCAAGGCTATCTACGCAGTGGATGATTGTATATTCATGAACGTCATCCCCAACCCAACCAATACCCGAGACGTAGGTCTTCTGGAAGATTGGTGGACGCACGAGGATTACGACACACGTAACCTTGTATATACAAGGCTTACTTCTGGAGATTGTTAAATGGGCTTTTGGGGAACAGCAAGTATCGTGGCGGCGTCCGTAGTTGGCAGCGCATTGAGCAACAAAGCGTCCAAGAAGGCGGCAAAGAGCGCTCAGTTCAAGCCCTCAAACGTGACTGGTCCGTCCGGTACGTCCAACTTCACCTACGACCGGGCCAGCAAAAGGTACAACCTCTCCCTGCTGCCGAGCGATACTGACGGGATGATGCGCAATCGTCTTACGGACAGAGCCCTGTCCGGCATTAACGGCGGGCAGTATTCCTCCTTGGCAGGAGACATGCAGGAGCAATCCGGCGGCACGATAGGCAACCTGTTCAGCGACTTTCAAAACATCGACACGTTCGGGGGGGAGTCCGGCCTAGACACAGCAGGACGTCTGTCCGACCTGAGCGACGTAGCAACCGGCGGAATGCAGGGCGCTTTCGCCCAGCTCGGGCAAAGCCCGTCTGGCATGGGCCTCATCAACGACATGCAGCAGCGTGCTGGCAGCATGATGGACATGAGTGGCACGCCGAGCTTCAACCAGCTCGCTGCGGAGCGGCTATCGACCCTGCGCGGGTTGTCGCGTCCTACTGAGGAACGTCTGGTTAACTCCAAGTTCAGCGACCTACATAGCCAAGGACGCCTCGGCACTACCGGCGGATCGCAGATTCTCGGAGACCTGTCGCAGGCTCTAGGACGAGAGGACATGATGCGCATCACGGCATCGCAGGACTTTGCCCAAAACCAGTCCAACATAGAAAGAGACTTCTCCCTCAACCGCGCAGGAATGGGCTCTAACCTGTTCGGCATGGCGCTGCAAGGCATCGGCCAAGAGCAGGGTAACTCTATGAACTTCGGCGGCCTAGGGGTCGACCTACTCGGAGCTGCGAGCCAGTCGAGCGCCGGTTCGCACGAAGCTACGCTGTCGTCTGACGATGCGCGCCTGTCCCGTGGGCAGACCCGCCTTGCGTCAGCGCAGGGGCTGTTCGGCTTCGGCGACCAGCTCCGTGGCACCGAGCTGGATAGGGGCTTGCAATCACTCGGAGGAGCGCAGACCATCGACCAGACGCTGATGGATCAGGCGCGTATCGGCGGCTCTATCGGCCAATCTCAGGCTACGGCAGGGGCTAACGCCGCCTCGATGCGCGGCGGCTCTACGCTAGGTGCTGCTCTCACGGGCCTGAGTGCTGGTATATCGAATGGAGGTGGATCAAACGGCAGCAGTCTGTCGAACCTGTTCTCCGGGCTAGGCCGCAGAAACACCGCATCACAAGCCCCAATGGGGTCGGCGGGTGCTACCAGTTACAGCAATCCTAATCTGTGGAACGGCAGCAAGACCGGGGGACGTTAATATGTTTGAAGAGTTCAGCTTCGGCATGCCGAGCAAAGAGGACGTGATAAAGCAGAGAACCCGTCAAGAGACGGATATGTTCAACTCTACCATTGCGCAGCACGCTGCTAACGTAGCCCCGCAGCAGCGCGGGGTGTTCTCCGCGTTCGCCAACCTAGGCCGCCAGCTACTCGGCAAACCGATAGCGGAGCTTACGGATCAGGAGAAGAACAAGTTCTCTATCATCGAGTCGGCGAACAACAAGATGCGCGAGATGCAGAGCACTCCTGACTGGGAGTCCCTCGATCCGATGGAGAAGTCCTTCCGTGTCCAAGAAGCTATAGGCACCGCCGCTGGCGAGAATGGCGACTTACTGACATCGTCCCAGATAGCGATGCAGATCGCTTCCCAGCGCATCTCGGCGACTACGGCTAGCGCTAAGTTGGCGGAGTTGGCGGGCAAGTCTAAGGTCAACGAGGCCAAGGCACGCCACTACGAAGCGATAACGGATGAAGCTAGACAGAACTCCGTGCGTACCTACGTACTGCCCGACAATAATGGCGTGTACAACTTCGAGTCTGGTCCGGGCCGGATGGCGGCGGGTATTATAAAAGACGGAGTACTCGTAGACGGCGCGGGTAATACCTACGAAAATTTCCTCCCGGTGGAGGACGTAGCGACCTCTATGAACGCTCATTCACGGGCCAGTTCCGCAGCCACGTCGGAGCTGTCCGCACGGACTGCGGCCAGCGGGCCCGGTCGGTCGCCGTCGGAGCAGCTGAAAGCCACCCTCGGGATTAGGGAGTTAACAAGACTGCGCTCTCTGGCCGGTTCGCAGAGTACTACGCTAGCCTTGAGCAACGCCGTACTCGACGCTTTCGAGAACGTCCTGCAAGACGGGGGTTCCCCGGAGTCTATCGTCGGCGGGGCTGGTAAGGTAATTTCGTGGGCATCTAATATGGTCGCGGGAGTACGGGGCGTAATCAGGGCGACGACTGGCGGGCGTGAGGTTAAGATCATAAGAGGCGGCACGGAGAGCCCCGACGGCTCCATCGTAGGAGGCACGGTCGTGTCTGTGGCTGAACTAGCCGAGGAGTGGGCTGATCAAATAGCGCTTCCTCCGGGTGTGACGGCTGGAAGCGAAGAAGCTCAGGCGTTTGCGGGCGCTATTGTGGAGCTTCAGTACGCCAAGGCGCT